GACCCTTACTGGTACGAACTTCACTGCAATCCCTAACGCTGCGCTAAGCAACAACGCGGTTACCATCGGCAGCACAGCCGTGGCTCTCGGCGCTACATCTACAACTCTTGCTGGCCTGACCTCGGTTACGCTGACCCAAGACCCGACATTGGCGTTGCAGGCGGCAACCAAGCAGTATGTAGACAGTGCCGTTTCATCAGGCATTCACTTCCACACGCCGGTACTAGCCGAAGCACCGGCCAACCTGAACGCGACGTACGCTAACGGAGCTTCTGGGGTCGGCGCTACCCTGACCAATGCTGGCACTCAAGCTGCACTGGTCCTTGACGGTGTGACGCTCAGCGTTGCTGACCGCGTCCTTATCCACCAGCAGACGACGCAGACGCAGAACGGCATCTACGTTGTGACAACCGTAGGTAGCGGCGCAACTAACTGGGTTCTGACGCGCTCCAGTGACGCAAACACCTACGCCGCCGCTAGCGCAACCTCTCTGGGCGAAGGTTCAGCCGTGTTTGTCCAGCAGGGCACGGTTGGCGCAGGTACCACTTACGTCTGCAACACCTCTGGGACCATTACGTTTGGCACGACAAACATCACCTTTGTGGAGATATCGTCGGCGCAGATTTACTCGGCTGGCACGGGGCTTACCCTTACGGGCACCACCTTTAGCCTCACCACGCCTGTAGCTACAACGCTAGGTGGTACGGGTCTGACGACCTTTGGCGCTACTAACCGTGCGATTTTCTCGTCGGGCACCACGACACTTACGGCTGGTACTCTCCCCGTTGCTGCTGGTGGTACAGGCCAAACGACCTTTACTGATGGGCAACTCCTGATCGGCAAGACCACCGATGGTTCGCTGGCTAAGGCTACGATTACTGCGAGCACGGGCATCAGTGTCACCAACGGTGACGGGTCAATCACAATCACCAACACCGCCCCAGATCAAACAGTCTCGCTGACGGGTAGCGGCACGACGACGATCACTGGCACGTACCCCAACTTCAACGTCGCCTCGGCTGACCAGTATGTAGGCACTGTTACGAGCGTTTCGGCCTCGGTCAACACGACGGGTACAGATATCGCGGTTGCGGTTACTAGCAGCACAACAACCCCCGCTATCGCGCTCAGCATTCCAACTTCTTCGGCCTCGGCTCGCGGCGCTTTGACCAGCACTGACTGGAGCACCTTCAACGCCAAGCAGGTCGCGCTTGTCTCCGGCACCAACATCAAGACGATCAACGGTACAAGCGTTTTGGGTTCGGGTGACCTCTCAACCCTTAGCACACCTCTCGCCGTGGTTGGTAACGCTACTGCCGGCGCTGAAATCCGCCTGCCAGAAGACACGGATAATGGTTCGAACTACGTTGCCCTCAAGGCCCCTGATACCCTTGCGGCAAACCTTACGTTGACGCTGCCTACGGCAGACGGCACTTCGGGTCAGGTCCTCCAGACCAACGGCTCAGGCCAGCTTGCGTTTGCTTCAAGTTCCAGTGGCACCCAGCAGTTTACGTCATCTGGCTCCATCACAGCGGGTCAGGCTGTTTCGCTTAACTCGGACGGCACGGTGTCTACGACGACTGGTGTTAGTCAGACCGTTACGTTTAATACGGATACAGTTGCTGGTAGTGGTAACCAACAAAGCTTTGGTGCGTTTTATGATTCGTCCATAGATTGGCATTTTACCGGTATCGTAATCGGTTCATATATTTACTTGCGATCCTATAGGGTTAGTTCTACCGGTGCTATTACAAATCAAGGCCAACTTGGTATATTTTACATTGGCACTGCTTCACACTACAAGCGTGGCGTTATATTTAAAGACACCACTTCTAACAAAATAATGTTTGCGTTTGGTGGTGATGCACCGACAACTATGTACATACAGGCTGTTACAGTTAATAGCTCGACTGGGGGTTTATCAGACGCGGGATATACTAGCGTTACAAGTACGAGCTATAACCCCGGTGGGTTTGATGCGTATTTTGACAGTTATGCCAATCGTATTGTTGTATGTGCGTACACTGGAGCTAATATAAACGTATATGCTTATAGCTATAACGGAAGCGCGTTTAGCCTAGCAACATCTACCAGCTTTGGCATGTATAACAATAACAATGCAGCCGTTGCTGCTGCGTTTAATTCAAACACAAACACAGGTAGGGTTTTTTTCCAAGACAATCCAAGTGGTCAAGCTGGAACTCGTACTATTTCGCTTAATGCCGCTGGTAATACATTTACGATTGGTGCATCGGTAATTTTTAGTTCTAGTCAATTTACTACCTATGCTCGTGCGGCATATTTCTCAAGCATTGATCGTTTTTTTGTGCAACTCTCCATAGGAGGGATAACTAACTTCATAATTAATCCGTCTTCAGGGGCGCAAGTGGCATATTCAGGTAGTAGCCCACTTGGCAGCCTTTATTATTCTTGGCAGAATTATGGTTTTTCTAATACGTACGACACAGTCAATAATGTGGTATATTGTGCCAGTACAGACACCCTAAGTGGTACTGGGCTGTATACTTGGTCTTATACGCTTACTGCGTCCAGTATCACGTACGTAAATGGGTCTAATCTTGTTAACTCAAATCTTGCAAGAGGAACTGCTTACGCTTACAACTCCACACTTGGACGCGGCGGCATCGCAGCATATAATACAAGTACAGCCGAGACGTTTATAGTTGGTTTTTTGCCTGCCCTATTCTCAACAACTGCCGATAAGTTTATTGGGTTTTCGACGCAGTCTGTGTCCACGGGTGCGCCGGTCACGGTAACAATTCTAGGCGGCATCAACACCAACCAAAGCGCGCTTACAACCGGTTCGGTGTATTACATTCAGGTTACTGGGACGTTGTCCACGACACCTTCCCAATTTGGCATCGTTGCTCGAGCGCTGAGCGCAACCTCTGTGCAAGTTACTACTGGAGGTGCCTTTAAGAAGCTCATTTCACAAACAGTTATCTCTGGTAGCCCGACTAGCCTCGCTTTTACTCTCCCATCTGGCTACAGCCAGTTTGAGCTTGCGTTTCAAAATATAAAAGGTGGGTCTGCGGGGTCCCCTGCAATATCCGGAACTGACTCAATCGGTAATACCGTTACTTTTTATGGGCGTGGGCTTGCTATATTTTCCAGCAACACCAATCCCACTAATGTTTTACAAAGCGCCACCGCTCTTTATATGACCTCTTCAACCCATAGTGCTAGTCAGCCGTTTGGTGGTAGTTTACTTTTACAGTTATCTTCTAATTCTTCGTATTTGTCTTACCAGCTAATGACTAGCTACTATAATGGCGGAGATTCTTACTTTAGTGGCACTGGTTGGGGTAACTACATACCCACAAGTTTAACACTTTCCGGCTTTGGTACTCTTACTAACGGCGGTGTCGTCACTCTCTACGGGATTAGCTGATATGAAAAAGATGCTTGATGGCGTCCTGATGGACATGACCGATGAGGATATCGCTCAGTACGAAGCCACGCAGGCTGAAGCTGAAGCTCAACGCCCCGCTGCTAAACGCCGCCATCGGGATGCCCTTCTTGCGGATACCGACTGGACCCAACTTCCTGACGTTCCTGAAGCAACCCGAAATGCCTACACAGCGTACCGCCAAGCTCTGCGCGACGTACCGGCACAAGAAGGCTTTCCCAACGATATCGTCTGGCCAGTAGCACCGGGGGCGTAAGAGAATCCCATGACCGAACCGCCATGGCTTACTGAGGCCCGCAAGCATATTGGGCTACGGGAGATTCCCGGTAAGCGTCACAACCCTACGGTTGTGAACTGGGGTATTTCGCTTGGTGCTTGGTGGAAGGATGACGAGACGCCGTGGTGCGGAACCTTTGTCGCACACTGCCTTCGTTCTGCGGGACAGCCCGTACCTGCTGAGTGGTATCGTGCGCGGGCGTGGGGAGACTATGGTTCTTTGCTACGCCCCTCCCGGCTTGCACCCGGTGCCATCCTTGTCTTCTCACGTGGGGGTAGCGGCCACGTAGGGTTTTACCTTGGCGAAGACCCGTTGTATTATCATATCCTC